AATAATGAATAGAACTACCAGTGACACAATCCGCCAACTAACTGTTTTCACAATGCTTCTAGCAATGGTGTCACCAATATATTCTTTGAGCCACACAACCCGATTCCATACACGCTCGTGAATATAGAACAAGGCAAAGCCAATGGTCATAGTAATTACAACTAGTTTTACTCCAAACCCACTAGGATAGTCTAGTACGACACTGAGTAAGTAAATGCTTAGTGCCGCCAGCACTCGATATGAGAATGTTTTGATAAAGGTTCTTAGTTTAGTATCCATACAACTACTTATTATTTTCTAGATCTCAAGTAATTTTTCTGCTATATGTCTTGCTACTCGTCTATGAGTATATCTGCCACTATGAATCAAATCTCTGGCAAAATCTCGTGATAAAAAACTAGAACAATTCAGTAGTTCGGCTGTAGTGTCAAAACTACTCATTTCATAGTATCTAGTATCGTGCCATAGCAGTCGGCTAGTTTTACTTAGTAGCACAGCACGAGTTTGACTATTAGTATCAGTTCTGTTATATCCCATATAAAGATCAAAATCTTGATCTCTAGGACTAAGCCATGTTCCTAAATTTGTAGCCGTGGTGCTTTCATAGTAAACCGTTCTGTCGTAACTTGTCCAGATATTGACCACGGCCCAGGGTCTAGGATAACTTGATCTAAGTATAACTGCGTTATCAAAACTAAACTGCATACTAGCACCTGGTCTACCTAGATTTACAACAGGTCTTGCTAATATTCTGGATAGTTGTTCAGTAACAGTGTCTTGAGTGTGTAAACCTACTCCATATACATTGCTACAACCAAATACCACCACACTGTTGGCCCAGTCTATGTCAGTGAATTCTTGACAGCGATATCCCTGCTCATTAGCAAGATATTCTATTGGATTGTTCCTATAGTACCAGTCGTGGGGTTGAGTAAGCAAATTTTTATGATAAAGTTCCTGTGTGTCACTGCTGGAAAATTCTTGTTGCTTACCAGTATCAAACGGTATGAATATGCCCTTGGAGATAGCATCTAATAACTGAGTACTCATACTACTGTAGTAAAACCCAATTGCTCGGGTATTGTAGTGTGACCGCATAGCCGGTGTATGCCTAACACATGTATATTATCGGGTATATTCGTAATAGTTTCGGGAATAGTATCACCCTGCCACCAACTATAGTGTAGTTTCTGCTGAGTGGTCTGATAATGTCCCTGTAACATATAAGAATACAGCACAAACTCACTGTTGACGATATCTGTTTGTTTAGCAAACCAATCAATAGTATCACGACCCCATTGTTTGATAACTTGATGTCGAATCTTGAACGGTGTGCATATGCTTAGTACACGCTCAAAGGGTTCTACCTCAAAGTATCGTGCATATCTTAGATTAGCGGGTATAAACTCTGGCTTATCGCTGATCAATCTGGTTGTATTGTCGCCATCAATATTGTCCCACTGTCTTAGACTGGTAGGTTTGATAAAGAAATTCTTACTATCTAGTACCAAATAGTCCGTGTCAATATCTAGTCCAATCATTAGTTTATAACACTGTTGCGTATGCCATCCCTGACCACCATATCGACCGTAGTTCATCAGCACTAGTTCATGTCTAGTATAATACTGGCCCAGTAGTTCTCGCCAACTTCTAAGATCAGCGTCTGGTTCATTGACAACAACATAGTGTCGTGTGGGTTCTAGATATTTGCTAATGCTTTCTGCTTGCAGTAGCATGGCCTGCTTGTCTTGATTACAAGTAACGGTTAGTAGGTTCATAATAGTTTTGTAAGTTCGAGTATTCTTTCGGCTAGTAGTCTGTGAGCACCCGCACCAGGATGCCCGTCACTAGTCAACCCATGTAGTACTTTATACTGGGCAATATTACTATCTAAGAGTTCTAAATCGTGAAAGTAACGGGGTCTGTAGGGCTCAAGTGGTCTAGTGTAACTGGCAATATTTAGATATTGAATGCCCTGATTTTGTAGATACTGTTGAGCATGATGTATATGATACCAAGTTCTTACACTTAGATCGTGCTCAGTATGCGTCAATATCCAGTTTCGGGAGAGTTCTGTTGACTGCCAACTGCCTACAGTTTGATTACCCGTGCTATCAAACAGTAAATCTCTATTGACTGGCACCCACATTAGTACAGCACAATCACCAGACTTGAAATCAAAGTCAAGTATATCATGTAGTATTTGTAAATTACTAGCACCAGGCTCAGCAACAACCGTTGAGGGACAACCGGTAAGTGTGCTCAATACTTCAGTATAACACTCACCCTGTTCTAGTCCCTGACCCGTTGTCAAACTGGCTCCAAAATGTACGTATCTATTCATAGTCTAGTAATTATGGGCCTATTATACGGTACTGGCAGTGTATTTTTCATTTCAATACTGTTGACTTGAGATTGCCAGTATTTGACATAATCAAGGTCATAGTCACCAGGTAAGTATTGACGCAAAAACTCTAGTGCTTCACTAGGTGTTGGGTGATCGTCCTGAAAATTGCACAGACGCTTGACATGTTGCCGTAAGCAACCCCGACTAAAGTTACTAAACATTGAAAGATATCGAGCGATAACATCCTGTTCAATAATATTTGCGGTAATACTACCGGTAATTAGTTGTTCTTGTGCCATCACCCAATCTGTTTGAGTACTGCTGGTTGTTCTTACTAGTGGCCAAGCCGACCAATTTATGCTTGTACAACCACTGTTCAATAGTAGGGCTTGGGCTGCCGTTATATACGCAAAGTCACGTATCAAATTACCACGAGTTTCTACACCGAATCTACGCATCCACTGTTCACCATATACATCTTGACGATATGCCGTGGCTGCCGTTAGCCACTGATTATTTGAATAACGATCTTCACGTGTAGTGCCAGTCCACATTACTATGACTAGATCGTCACTGTTGAATTGATAACGTTGATTACATTCGACAATACTATTGAAAATGTAATGATTGCCAGAACCCTTCATGCCCCAGTTTTCATAGAAGTCAAAGTTTTGTCCTATAATATCTGCCCATGTTGGCCAGTAGTAGTTTGTATAACTACAACCGAAAGCAAAGAATCTACGATATCTAGTATCGTCTAATACATCTATCTTCATTTTTTACCTATTAGCATCCAGCGTTGATAGCCTGGTGTTGATAATTGTCCTGACCATAGTAGTTGTAAGTGACTTTGAGCAATAAAGTCCTGTTGAGTATCGGCAGTTCTAACGTGTTCCTCTAGTCTATAGTTATTACTTTGTAGAACAATAAGACTGCTACTGGGTAAATTACTGAGCCATGAGTCATATTGTTCTTGTGTAATATGTTCACAACTGGTATTGACAATGACCGAGGCACGACTGGGATACTCACACATATCACCAGTAATAGCACGAAATCTACCGTCCATCTCTTCGATCTTGTTCATCATTGTGGCAATGGGTTCACAGGTTGGGTCAAGATCTATACTGACTATATGTCTGGGACTAGTCTCACTTTGAAACAGCATACTGGCTAGTACACCTACCCAGCCACCGTGTATTTCAACGGTGTCAGTGGGTTTCAAATAGGGCACTAAGTTATCAACTAGCCAACTCTTACTGGAAATTTGACCACGCCAAAACGCATCTAGTGTGCGCTTGTGATCCTTGCTTTCACGAATAGCATTCATCCAATAGTGTAGGTGTTCTAGATCAATTTTCATAAGACGTCCTTAGTGTTGTTATTCTAGGTACTAGACGAGCACCGGGAAACTCATATGTTTTTGCTGGCGCATAAAACTCAGGTACAAAACTGATATCAGCATCGTGCTCTGCGATCCAAAAATAGTCAGTTGTAGCACATTCGGCCACACTTAGTGAATCTACAGTGTTGATATCTTCAACAAGAAATTTATCATAAACTATCGGTAGTGGATTACGTAAAAAAGACTCTGGACTTCGTAGAGGATATCTATAATTATTACGATATTCCTTACTTGCTTCAGCAGTCAATACAGGCTGTATTCTTGAGTCAGATAGCAATTGACCAAACTCATTGGCATCACTTAGTAATTGTCTAGGCAACTTGTAGTCGACTTCTTTGAACATATTATATAGATAGTCAAAGTCGTGTATTAGATTGTAATCATGTAGACCATTGAGAGTAAGATACGCAGCCTGTCTAGCGCCATAGATAGCCCAAATACCGTTAGGGTGATTCATGCCCACGTGCATCCACATCCATAGTCTGTCATAGTTGCGCCAGTCTAGTTCACCGATCCCACAGGTTACACGCCCACCATTCAAGCACAGTTGAGTACCCTCACGGAAACCTGCTCGCAATGCTTGTAGTGCTGACTCTACTATGTTGACAGTTCCCCCTACACGATTCAACTGTAGATAACTGTTGAAGTCAAAGTCTATACGATTTCCGTCAACACTATTCTCGTGTGTCTGCTGATTGAGTAGTCGAGTCGTAGGCCAACTCTTGATGCCACCATTGCCATAACTAGTACCATTTAGTGAGTTCAAACCCGACCAACTAATGACAAAACTATTCCAGTCAAGATCATTTCTAAGGTCAATAGTCTGCTCGTAAAAATCTTGATTGACGCTAACATCACCGTCTACAACGATCACCCGATCATAGCCCAAGTTATTTGCTAGTTCTCCTACCCTACGATGAGCAGTATTACTGCCTTTGATACCATGAATACGCTGAGCACGTGGGTTTACGGTCAGTAAATGTCGATAATTAGCATCACTGTTAGGCTCATCATAACTTAGAAATACAGTCAGATACAGATTGGGATTGAAAATCATGTGAATATTTAGTAAGTTTACTGCTCGAGGCAAGATAAATACACTATAACCGAGGTTGTTTCCATGAGTCATTATATTTTATTACAGTTTCCAATTCCAGAAGTACAAGAAGATTTGAACTTGGGCTTTGAACGTGCATTTCAAAACTGGGACACGACTCTTGATATTTTTGGACACGGTCTGCATAATGTCGAAAAAGTCAAGACTAGATATCCCGATGCCAAAATAATTGCTGTCAAAGTCAATCCATTCAAACGTATTGCACTGCACTATAAACATGTAGTAGAACGTGGCGAACGTTGGGGACGAGCACAAGTAGACTACAGTAGTTTTAGAACTATGGATGCGTTTTTAGAATATTATTATAGTGATATGATTCCTCCTATCGAGGGTGCTAGACTAAATCAAACAGACTTCTATTTTAGTGGTGGTCACGAACCTGACTATCTAATTGAATTTGATAATTTTGCCGAAGAAATCAAACAAATTCCTGAATTTTCCAACAGCGATCATACTGACTTTTTACAAGCAAAATATCAAGAAAGTCTAGACTATCGTAATTACTATACCAACAGTGCTCAAAATCTAGTCAAAGAAGTTTATGCCAGTGACTTTGAACGGTTCGGATATACTTTCTAAAACAAAAGTACTAGTCCGAAAAGATTTGACAATAAATCACAGTTCGAGTATACTAGCATAGTTTTCTAAGAAATACACGCATAATAGTAGCATTTTTTAGAATTCGGATAAATAAGTCGAATTAGCACTTGACAACAAATGCTAAATACGTTATACTAGCGACATCGATTGATAATTCTGTCAGTCGATAAAGTAAAAATGAAAACACAAATGACAACACTAAGTTTACATACGAGAATGAATACACAGCCCAAATTGGCAGGACTAAGTCTGGCCCAGTGGTGTGCATCCACGATCTCTATGAATTATGGTATTTCATTTGATCGCACACCACTAGAGCACAAGCGGGTTCTGGGAGATAAATGGTAAAGTCGGTATAAA